GATGATATATGACGCTTTGGCTTTACGCCCTGTCAGCCACACGCGCAGCGAATAAGAATAAATCATCGCCTTACCACCAGGAGTCATATAAGGTGTGGTCATTGCCTCAGAAGGGCTGCGGGTGATGTTGGTTTTCAATTGGTTGAGAACCAAAAAAGTTGATTGAGTATTGGCAATAGGAACGGTCAACTTAGACATTCCCTTGGCCAAAATCCTAGCCTTGACCGCCATTGATGAAAGAGGATTAAAATCTCCCTCGATATCAGAAATAGCTGGGGTTAAGGCCAACGAATCCCAAATAAACAGCATTCTGTTTTCATTGGAGCCCAGCAGATCCTCAATAGTCTCTAGCACAAATTCAACAGATTGCGCCTGAACATAAAGAAGAGTATCCAAATCACAACCGGCGCGCTCCAAGAAGCTCGGATCAATCGCTGATTCGGAATCAAAATAAATCACATCGATACCCATTTTCTGGGCATTTGCTGCGACTTGAGCTGCCATGTATGATTTCCCAGTAGATTCGAGGCCAGCGATCTCGGAGACTTTCCCCACCGGAATTCCTGCCAGCTTACCTCGACAAACAATAGAATCGAGCCACCGCGAACCTGTTGGAATCCAATCGGCAACTTGGGTGGGATTTTCTTCGCTTAAATTGTGAGCCACCGGCATGCCGGCTTTTCGGTTAATTAAACTACGCATGTCCGCAATCGAAAGCTTGCCAGCTTTTTTTGCTTTTGCCATTCTTCTTCCTCGTATTGATTAATGTAAGTTGAGACATCTGTAACCCCATGCCTCCCTGCGGGCATTTACTAACTAAGCAATTCGCTGAAAGCATCATCAACTGATGATGTTTCCTTGGCGTTATACTTAGAAGTTTCTACAGAACTGTCTTCAGCACTATCTTCGTCAGCCAAAAACTCGTCTAACATCGCGCCCACTTGTTCTGTAGTTTTGCGCTCAAAAAGCCCCTCAAATTCTGGAATGCTTTCCATCATTTCAGCACACTTTTCTGGACCGTCCTGACAAAGCGGAGATGATTGTCTCCGAGGTTGGAGCTTTGTCTGTGGGAAGGTAGCACCGGGAGGCTTCCCATACGTAAGAATAAGATCGGTGCCTTCTTCAGCATCGGTGATATCGCCATACTCAGGATTCAACACCAAGTTAAGAAGTGACTCATACGCCATCTTCCCATAACCCCAAATGCGCACCCCATCCGCCTCTTCACCACGCACAACTACGGGAGAGAAGAAGCGTTGACGAGCAAAGAGAGACTTTGCCATCTTGATGCTGTCGTCAGTCCCTTCATTATAAAGCTTTGTAGCAAATCCGCATACAGGACAGTCATCACCAAAATTCTTTTTGGGGCACACAAAACCCGAATTTTTGCCTACGTTATAATGAAAAAAGAAATCCTTGAAGGGATCTCCATCTGGAGTTGGTACAATACGAATGGTTTGGTCGCCATCTTGAGGACGCCAAAAGTTACTGTTACCTCCTCTGTTGTCCAACGCCATTTTTCTTGCTTTAATTTTCTTAAGATCAATACCCATTATTTTTTTCCTTATAGTTAGAGTATGCCCAGCAAATTTTCTGAACATCTGACACTAATATTAACATACCTAGTCTAGGCTGTCAAGAGAAAAATTTTCGATTTGTGAAACATCCCCCTTCGCGGTATTCCAATTAAAAACGCGGAAACTCTTCTCATCAAGATCCCACACCAATTCATTGCCCTCCACGAGTTTGCGAGTTTTGTTAGTCCCTTTAGTTTTTTGTTCCACAAACCCCTCTGGTAAATCCTCCAGCCGAGCAAATTTCATAGCTCGCTCTTGGCCATTTTTTTTCTCAAATGTTCCCACATACGCACGTATACGAATAGACATATTATTCCTCCTCGGTTTTTTCTAAGATAATGCCTTGCACCATAGAACTTCGAGCGATTAAAAAACCATAATTCTTTTTATACTGAGTTGAATAAATTCCGTATGAGATTTTCAGTTTATCCTCAATAATTTTTTCTTTCAGTTGTCCAGTAATAGTTTTAAATAGCTCGCGATCCGTTTTTAACGTTTCGTTGTTCACTGCATAATAATAACTCTTTTCCCTAGTCGCTGTCAAGGGAAAAAACAACTTCTCTTCGTTTTTTTCCACATCTAGAACGCCAACCGTTGTAATGCGCGTCATTTCAAGCGGTTTGGCGATTGTGTTCATAACAGCTTCAGAGTGGGTAAAGACGTTTATCATGTGAAGAGCAGAAATTAAAATTTTATTCAATTCCTTATAATATCCTATTACCGGAGCCCCTCCCGCTATTCTATCTAGTTCCATATTGTCAATTAAAATAATGCGTTCAAAAACACTAGATCGCGCATATTCTTGGAGAATATTGAAGACCACACGTTCCTGCTTCATCCTTTGTTCACTCACTAGAGAGATATCGGGCTTAATATAAAGGAGGTGAATTTTGCACTTTTGAAGTTGCTGCAAAATCGCAAGAGAAGCACCACTTACAGTTCCTCCGCCCCCAATAATAAATAATACCTCTTCCCCCTCTGGGATTTCTTTAAAGTATCCTGACAAATCTGGAGTACGCGACTCGTACTCCTCATGGTTCGCACACTTGGGAAGAAGAAAGTGGTTAGGAGTGTGCTGCGCCTCGGAATCCAGCGTATAAACATTATACTGAGGGTATTTCGCGAAACCCGTCGCGATATTAAAACCGGCTTGGCCCAATCCAATTACAGTTTGCATCTTACGTCCATATCTCCATAATTTTGACCTTCTCGAACATTAGTCAAAAAATCTGAAAAAATTGTCTGCGAAAAAATTTGAGCAATGTCGGAAATCAAGTTGCGCTCGCTTTCAGCAAAATCAATTACTAGGCTATCATGTATTGAAAAAGAAATAAAGGATTTTCTGTCTGCCAAAAATTTATGTACCGCTATCATTCTATCCAAAAATAAATCACTCGTGGTACTTTGAATAATATAGTTGAGAGCGTGGTGCTGGTCAGCATCGATCTCTCTCCCAAGAGGAGTTCTTACAACTTTACCATCCCAGTATTTTTCAAGCACTTTCTTTCTGTCATAGGCCCGGGCCGACAAATAATCTTTCGATGAAGGATTATAGAGCCAAGAAAAAATTCTCTTCTTTGATTCCTCTCGGGATAACAATCCCCGATAAACATGTTCCGCATTCCAGTCGTGTAAATCCTCCACCGGCTGTTCGTGTTCTCCCAATGCAAGCAGCGTCCTCAATTCCGCTGCGTTGAAATCCAATTCGACAAAAAAATCATTTTGTGGTCTGATTATAGAACGATAACTTTTATCTATCGTTAAGATGGGAAAACTACCCTTGGTGGTAGTAAGGCGTCCTGTTTTTGTTCCAAAAATATTATAAGAAATGGAAGGATAGGTGTGGGAGATTTTTTTATAAAATTGGCGCACTTTATATTCTGCAAAGCGCTTCTTTAAAATAGAAGGATCAACATTTATTTTTCTTTCTTTTATTTCTTCTACTACTTTTGTTAACTCAAACAAAAAATCATAATTCGCAGGTTTTGGATAAGTATCAAAGACGTGAGTAGTAATCTGGTTTTTCAACTCCAAATATTCTTTTAACAAACCAGGAGGGAGTTGCTCATAAAAACAATGTTCTGTCAGATCAACCTTAGCCTCCCTAAAAGCGCGATAAAAAGCCTTCAAGCGTTTAGTTTGAATTTCCCACTTGTCACGCAGCGCTGCAGGGCACACTTCATCTAAAGTCTTGCCCTCGCAATAAAGGTTAGCGTATTCATAAGAGCCCTCCTCCAAACAAGGGTGATGTCGCCAAGTCCGACCGCTAGTAGGTACCGTATTAGTCAAGTGGGGGGTCAAATACAGTAGATTTGCCGATGTTGGTTTCTTTTGGCTTCTCTTTTGGCTCTTGATAACCTGAAATAATGTCATTTACGCTTGGTCCTGTCTGTGGATATTGATCCTGTGCTTTTTGTATGTCGGATGCCGATACTCCTAAAGACTTATCCGTAGCTAGCATTTTAGCAAGATTGAGTTTCATCTCTTTCTTCGCCCAATCATTAATATACCCTATTGCGGTCTCAAAGTCAAACACTTTGTAATATTCAAACACTTGCTTTGTTTTATTTTTAAAACGATCCCGGCTCCAAGTAACTGCGGCGCCACTTTCATACATGCGTATTAATAAATATGTTTTCAGCCAAAATGTAGGCCCGTAAGCCGCATCTACTTGCTGTCGTGTCACCTTTTGTCTAAAAATTCTCCTTCGAGAAATTCTTTCTTTGTTCCCGGTTGTCCCGGGCGTATCCCAAGATACAATCTGAGTGGGGCAATCCGTATAGGGGAGTTCGAGGGCAAAAGAGTTGTAAAACTCAACCAAATACGCCTTCATCGTCTCTATATCCAAGCGATGAGACTTATAATAATATTTATCTATCATATCGCTGCTACTATCCCACAAGCCATAGCGTGCTATGTACTCCTGCATCTTGGGCGATGATAGATCTGCTACCAAACGCCAAGGGGCGTTCCGATCTACCATAAAACCAAAATTTTTAGCGGAATCACGAAAAAATCTAAAATTGCGATCTTTTATAAAACTATTTACCTTTTTTAAGTCGGCGCCATGGGCTGCTCCCGCTAGATCAATCATCAACCCAGACACCGTATTGGGACATCGGTTAGATAATATAAAACCTGTTCGAGTAAAGGGAAAATCTACTCCTACATCACGCAAGAACATAATAAACAATTGTACAAAGGCGTCAAAATTTCCTATTTTTCTTTCGGCGCCTCGGGACGTTATATAATTGGACACGAAACTCTTATAAATAGAGGTCAAATAATTGTGGTACATATTGCCAATTGGAGCCCATGCTATCTGAGGATCTAGGGAAACATAGGGGGTGTCTTCTGTTTTTATTCTTCTCTGAAAAGCAGCTTCCACAAAGTGTGTTTGCAGATCGCTAAACGCATCGGCTACAAAATCAACCGCAAAAAGAGTTTTGTCTCCCTCCACCCTAAGCTGCTTCAAATTTGTTTCCGAAAGAAAAATGGCGTCTCCCTCCGCACTAACTTTTCCAAACAAGGGTTTATCGTACCACAAATCTATTAAAGCTTTTTCAAATGGCTTGTGCATTTGAAGATACTTATCCTTGTAAAACTTCCGGAATTTATAGGACGCAATCGCATTAAGGCC